CCTTGTGAACCTTGGGGACCATTGTTACCTGTCTGTCCTTGGATGCCCTGTCTACCTTGAGGTCCTTGTGAACCTTGTGGCCCATTATTACCTGTCTGGCCCTGAATACCTTGGGCACCAGTATTACCTTGAGCGCCTTGTGGGCCGTTGTTTCCGGTTTGTCCTGTTATGCCTTGAACGCCCTGAGAACCCTGTGCTCCTTGTGGCCCATTATTACCTGTCTGTCCTGTTATGCCTTGAACACCTTGAACACCTTGTGGTCCCTGTGGACCATTATTACCTGTCTGGCCTGTTATGCCCTGAACACCTTGAACACCTTGAGGACCCTGTGGTCCATTGTTTCCGGTTTGGCCTTGCAGACCTTGTGCTCCAGTATTACCCTGAGCCCCTTGTGGTCCATTATTACCAGTCTGTCCTTGCAGACCTTGTGGTCCGGTATTGCCTTGAGATCCTTGTGGGCCATTATTACCAGTCTGACCCTGAAGTCCTTGTGGACCAGTACTACCTTGAGATCCTTGTGGGCCATTATTACCAGTCTGACCCTGAATACCTTGAACGCCTTGTGCTCCTTGAGGGCCCGGTTCTCCCGTCAATCCTTGAGGGCCAGGTTCACCTGTGTTACCGATAGGACCCTGTGGGCCTGGCGTGGTACCCGCTGGTCCCTGAGGGCCCGGATCGCCTGTGTTACCGATAGGACCCTGTGGGCCTGGCGTGGTACCCGCTGGTCCTTTAGGGCCCGGATCGCCCGTATTTCCGGTTGGACCATGTGGACCAGTTATACCCTGTATTCCTTGAACACCTTGTGGGCCTGGTGGGCCCGGATTACCTGTCAGTCCAGTTAGGCCTTGGGCGCCTTGTGGACCTTGAACACCAACTCCGCCTGGATTTCCTGTCAGTCCTTGTGGACCTGCTCCGCCGGTTGCACCTTGGGCACCAACCTCGCCTGGGTTTCCCTGTAACCCCAAAGGTCCAGTATTTCCTTGTGGTCCTTGAGCACCAACCTCGCCTGGGTTTCCGGTTAGACCAGTGGTTCCCGTTGCGCCTTGAACACCTTGCGGTCCAACTTCGCCCGGATTACCTGTCAATCCAGTTATACCCTGAGAACCCTGTGGCCCTTGTGCTCCAACTTCGCCTGGGTTTCCAGTAAGACCCGTTATACCCTGAGAACCTTGTGGTCCTTGAGCACCAACCTCGCCTGGATTTCCTGTAAGACCTGTTATGCCTTGAGGACCCTGATTACCTTGAGGACCAACTTCGCCGGGATTTCCCGTCAATCCAGTTATACCCTGCGGTCCTTGATTACCTTGAGGACCAACTTCGCCTGGATTTCCTGTAAGACCTGTTATGCCTTGTGGTCCCTGATTACCCTGCGGGCCAACTTCGCCTGGATTTCCGGTGAGGCCCGTTATACCCTGTGGTCCCTGATTACCCTGCGGGCCAACTCCGCCTGGGTTTCCGGTTAAACCCGTTATGCCTTGAGGACCCTGAATACCTTGAGGTCCTATCGGACCAAATCCACCTTGGCCGCCAAGAGGACCCTGCATTCCGATTGGTCCCTGCGGGCCAACACCGCCAATCTCAGAGTTGTCAATAAGGTCATTGATATCTTGAATTTCTTGGACCAACCCACCGATTTGGGTATCATGTCCCCCGACACGAACGTCAAGCAAATTAATAGCATGAGTGTTTGCAACGACTTCGTCTAATGTAACGCCATCAAAAGCACTGTCTATAGAGTCAGTCACATACTTAGATAGAAACTCTAAGGACATGCCCTCTTCTAATTTTGTGATTTCATAAAGTTCTAGAAAGTTAGCATTAATCTTTTCACTAGCTTCGCGAAGCGTATCGCCTTTACCGTCGTTTGCTGATTGACCCGTGTTTAGAATTTTTCTTGTCATTTTATCCGCCGTGTTGTTCTGTGTCTAGATATTCGTATGATTGTGAGAGATCTAATGTACCATCATCTAGTGTGGGTGGTCGGACGCCTGCCCAATTCGCGACTGTAGTAAAGTCGTCTGATATTTGTTGCAATGTAATTGTTTCGTACTTGTCAAGAGTTTCAAGTGAACTGACAATGATGCCTGTACCATCATCTTTCTGCGATTGTGTACGTGCATCTACCGGATCGTTCTCTTCCATAACGAGTAGAACATAACTTGGTTCAAAACTCATATGTCCAGTGGACTCAAGTACAACTGGATAATTTGGTGGTTCTAGTGGATCAGTAGTGATCCCCGACATAAGTTCTAAGTCAGCCGAACCTTGAGTGACCGTTTCACCCGCTAAGTAGAATCCCGCTGGGTGAACCATCTTCTTATATAGTTCTTCGTAGTCTCCAAAAGACATACCCGTTTTCAAAAGAATCGAGAAAATCTGATATCTTCGGTCGTCCTGAATACGTTTCAATGATTGTGGTCCAATCAAAGAACCGCCTGGTTTATCGTTAAGAATGAAGATATCACGTTTAGGATAGATGACTTCTACTTCTTCACCATAAAACGCCTCAAAGAATTGTTCTACAGAAAGTTGTGTGCCCTTCGCACGATAGAACTGCGAAAGAAGTTTCGCCATAAACCGTGGATCTGCATTTGGATTTGCAGCAAATGATTCGGTATCAAGTCCATCACTAATTTCTCTTATCAACAGATCTAGGTTTTTTAGATCCGTAGAGGAGATATTGCGCAAATCAAATAATTTTTCTATCTCTGGCGATTCCGTCTCATCAGCCGCAAAGTTATAGTAACCCTTTAAAAACTTAATTAATTCGGGGTACTGACTCTTAAAGAAATCCGGCAGTACCTGAGTTACTTTGGCCTGATGAAACTTGAGGTTGGTTCGACGATCGGACATTACAATGTAACCTTAATTTCACCCGTATCGATTCTGGACATAACGCTTGACACTTCCTCATCAAGTGTTATAATATAGTTACGTAAAGGAGTGACCGTACTTTGATTTGCTGGAGTTGCACTAATCTTAATATCACTGCCCACAAAACCATCCTTATCCACCAATAAAGAATTTATTTTTACTTGACCAAGGCCTGGGTCATAACTACCGACATTTGAAATCTTAACTACGTCGTTTAGATCTACCATTTGTAACTGAGTAGATCCTAATTTATTTTTAATAACGAAATACTGTCCGTTTGATTTGAAAATAGATGACGTTACTGTGTAGTCATCCTTGTCTGGTTGAGCAAGATAGACAGGGAAGTTTACCACATGATCCGACTCGTAGTATGTGTCAAAGTCTTCTGGTAAAACGCCGTTGTCTTCTAGTTGTTTTTCTTTTATTTCAATCAATCCCTGTATGTCAATGCGTTGTTGCATACGAACCGTCATTCGAGAGTTTAAGATGGCTGGAGATAGATTATCAATTTGCGTCAATAAATTAGAACGACGGAATGTTGCATCGAACGTGTTTAGTTCGTTTCGGACATAGGCGTTAATCAATGATTTAACATCGGTCTCTAATGATTGAGATTGAGTTACCTTAAAGGGATCAATGTTAAACTTTGTTTGAAGTTCTAGATATGTCTTTTGTGGATCTACAAATTCTAAATCAATAGACATGATAGAAAGGTTCGCAGCCAATTCTTGACGAATATTGTTCTTCTCTGTCACAATCACTTCGTCACTGACGTTATCTCTAAAGTTTAAACTGACGAACACCTTACCGTATTGTGGTGGCAAATTATCGTTGCCTCCCCACGAAATCACATCACGAACATAGTTTGAGTATCGAGCTTGAATTAAAGCTCGGTAGTCGTCTGCGGTCACTAAACGATTCTGTGCAGCATATGCGCGAGGTGCATTTAATTTAATAGAGTTTAAAGACTCTCTTTCCGATCCGCCAGCGGATGGTGATAATGTAGTTACTACAACATCGTCTAAGTCGTTCGGGGTAAATTTTTGTGCTCCATTACCATTTAAGTGATTTGTTGAAATATATGACACTTCAATAACATTGCCTCGTACTGGGCGTTTTCCTAATACATTGCCATCACTAAAGGTAATGTCATAATATCCATTAGGAGTTTCATTTACCATGTATATTGTTGAATCGTCATTAATGGTAGTAACAGTTTGAATATCATGATAAGCTACAAAGTTTGGCGAGGTAGCATTGTCCTTCACCTTAACAGATATGGTCGAGGTGTCAATATTCTCATCTTGAATAACATAACTCACATTGTCTGCATCGTTAGCAAAAAATGTTCTTTTATTCATTTTACCTTCGACAATCTGCACATTTTCAAAAATAAATGTATTGTCTTGAGATATATCTACCGTATACGGTTCTATTGTCAAAAACTGATAACCAATATCATCAATACTGGATAAAAACATTGTTCCTTTGTTTAAAGTAAATGTAGCTGGAGGATTTTCTATTGTTAACTCAACCCTTATCGTGGCGCGAGCCGCTGTGCGAGACTTCACAGAATACCCTAAAGCTTCTGCGTGTCCGATTACCGAGGCGCGTATCTGAGAAGTTGTTAGAAAAGATTCGTTAATGGCCAAGTTTGCTATCAACGCATTGATATGCGTGTTATATGATAAGACATCTAGGATATTAGATAATCCACTCGCATTAAAATCATAATCTTCAAACTCACCACTGCTTCTAAGGTAAGTTTTTAATTTGGACTTGATGTCACTAAAATCTAAATTAGATGTGTTGATTGTCATTTATCTTGACCTTAAAATGGTTAAGTCCATAGTAACGACCTTTGGTGTATTCACAACAGCAAAAACCAGCTTCACACTAAGACTGTAATTAGTTTCGTTAAATCGCGCTGTAACTTGACGTACTTTTGCACGAGGTTCATCATTTTGTATAGCAAGTTTAATAACGTCTTCAATATCACTTAAGTCGAACTCTGTAGTTAAAGAAAACAAAAGTTTCTCTAACCCGCCTCCAAAGTATGGACGAAAGGGTACAGAACCTTTCTCTGTCAATAAAAGATTCTTGACTGACTGACGTACTGCAGCTGCATCGGTCTTCTTGTAAACGTCGCCAGATGTCTTACGTGCGAACGTGCAATCAATATCCGAATACTCACGGTCAATAGTTACCGTGATCGGTTTATTCTGCAGGTTTCCGTCTTGTGTAGAAAATACGCTTGCCATTACATTAAACTCTTTTCTTTGTATTTATACAGGAAGTTCTACATCAAATGAAGTTGGTATGCCAATCAACGGTAAAACATCGCAAAGTGTCAAAGTGAGTAAGTCCATTAACTTTCCTAAACCAATTGCGTCTAAGAATTTCTTGATCTTCTTGATCCAAATATTCAACAGTTCCTTCTCCCAGTTCGCGGCAAAGTCACGTGCAGCCTTGATCAGATTATCAATGTCTTTCTCGGCGGTCTTTACTGTCTCTTCTATTTCGCCACCAATCACATCCAACAAAGACATGCCAAATAATGACACACCTTCAAGGTGATCAATGACCATACTGTATGCCTCTGCCTGCAAATCAAAGTTCTTTATTCTATCCTCGGCGTTTTTAAGTTCCTGTTCAAACTCCTTCTTTAAGTTGTCTATGTCAGCTTCTAGGTCGTCAATCTCTTGTTGAATCAGTTGGTCCATATTCTCTATGTCCGACTGCACCTGTTCTACTTCAGCGATAGCGTCCGTCTTAAACTGTTCTGCTTTCTGTTTAGCGATCTCAATTTGTGCCTTGATAAATGACTCAACGTCAAAGTTCAATAAATCAATTAACGAAGGTAGACCTAACGCATCCCATATCTCTTTGAACTTGCCAATTAGTGCACCGAAGGCTCCGTGTAAAGCATTGGTGCAGAACTTGACAATTTCGGTCTTGATGTATTGCCATGTAAGTTTAGCTTTCCATTCGTTGCAGACAACACCAAACTCGCCATTGAACTGTTGGTACTCCGGCGGCAACAAGGAGAAGAACTGATCAATGATCGCACTCTTCTCTTCGTCTAGTTGATTCAACACAGAATCATATGCGTCTTGTTCTAGTTTACCACTTTCGAAGTCCGCTTTTAGTTGATCTATCTTTGCAGTGTATTCTCCGGTCATACCTGAGATTTGAGAGACAATGCGATTCTGTTCTTCTTCTTCAAGTATCTTTAGTACGTTGATTGATATACCAAGGACAGGTACACTGAAGTTGATAGGAATGACCTTTGAGATCATCTCTAACATCTTGGCAGGAATAAAGATATGGAACTCTTGTATCAACTCATTCCATGCATCGTCAGCTTCCTTCTGCCAGTTGCGAACCTGACCCTTCTTCCAATACGGGGATAGAATGTCGGCGATCAAATCCATGATCTCTTCTACCTGATCAATGATGCCTTGTAACTGTTCTGTTATCTGCGCAATCTCGCCTTCAATCTGAGATTCTATTTCTGCTTGTATGTCAAAGTTCCGTACGTCAGAGTCTAAGTCTTCTACCTTCGCTCGCGCCTCTGCTTCTAGTCGCGTCTTCTCGGCCTTTACCTCTGCCTTGATGTCCGGCAATGAATCAATGTAGACCTGTAGTTTACTTGGTATCTGCGCAAGTTTATTGAACTCGTTAACGATATCGGCGCGGGTAGGTAGAGTGTTACCATCACACGGTATTTGTATGCCACCGATCGCAGGCAATGCGAGAGCGGGTAATGCAATACCAGCCAAAGACAAACCACCCGAAGCGAGTTTGCTGAGGAAGTCTGCGTCCTCTTTCTTAAGAGCGGGAAGGGTAGAATTAGGAACAGGTCTGATATTGAGTGTAGGGAGTTCTACCTCTACTATCGGTTCAGGTTCTGGCTCTGGCTCCGGTTCAGGTTCTGGTTCAGGCTCTGGTTCTGGCTCTGGTTCGGGTTGTGGTTCAGGCTCTGGTTCAGGCTCTGGCTCTGGCTCAGGTTCGGGTTCAGGTTCTGGCTCTGGCTCAGGTTCGGGTTCAGGTTGTGGTTCTGGCTCTGGCTCAGGTTCGGGTTCAGGTTGTGGTTCTGGCTCCGGTTCTGGTTCTGGTTCTGGTTCTGGCGTCTGCGCAGCCCATAAGAGTTGATCACCCAACCGAATTTCAATGATTGGTTCATCACCTAAAAACGCAACATAAGTTGACCATACCAGATCATCACCCAG